GGGCATATCCCGCCGGGGGAGGTTTGCGAGGTTGATCGCTACCGGGTACTGCCATTGTCGCGGCCGGGGGTCGGGGTTAACCGGCGCGATCGGGGTCGAGGGTCCAAAAATGATCGAGCGGCCGCCCGTCACACGCTGCGCAATACGGTTGACCGCATAGGCCATCGCCGACAGGTCGATCGGGGTTGTATTAGGCGGCATGCTGATTCTCCTTAGCTGCCTGCTCGAGCCGCTCGCGCCGGCGCCTATAATAATCGCTGGCCTGGGTAAATTGCGCCCCGCTGATCATCAGCTCAGTAAAGGTCCAAACGAACGAGTCGAGCCGATTCGGGCTCGCCATCCCCGGGACCCATGTACAGAGCTCTGTTTCCAGCCGGGGGAACTCCCCCACAAAATGAATCGGTAGCATACTGACCGGCTCCGCGCGGGTGTATTTGCCCCGGCTTGCGTGAATCAGTTTGACCGGGGGCGCGTCGGGGATCGTGTTAATAACCGTCCTGACCATCTCTCCCCCTTGGTTGGACTCAGCGACCAATGAGTCGCCCTTGTGGCGATAGTGTGCGGTGACCCCCGCGCGCGCCCATTGCTCGGGGGACCCCTGCAGGCTATCATCGGCGACCACAAACCCATGCAGCTCACGCACCCCGGTACACTCGCAATAGCCGATCCCCCCGGTGATGACTCCCGCCTCATCCCCGGCCGCCGTCGCGCTGGGGTCGATCCCGGTCACTACCCGGATCAGGTCGGGCGCCTTGAGCACGCGCATGCCGGCGATATCTGCGCGGGTCCACAGCGCGCCGGGGACCTCGTCAATGTCGAGCGCGAGGATCTCTTGCCGGTAGGCGAGCTCTGTCATATCTTGCGCGATCTCATCGAGCGCCGCGCGCGAGAGATACGGATTGTCCAGGCTCGAGAAATGAAACGCGCCCCAGCGCCCCGACTCATCGGCGCGCGCCTTTGCAAACATTTTCGACGCATGCCGGGGGTCGCGCGCCTTGCTGCTGCCGGCAGTCCGAAACGACGGCGGGGTATACACAAATACCGCATCCCCGTTTGTGTCGAGCAGCATGGGCGCCCCGACCACCTCCCATGCATCTTCGTTCATCAGCTGCCACTCATCCAAAATCAGCAGATCGGCGAAGTCGCCGCGCAGCGTGTCAGCGTTCCATGCCGTTTTCGCCCGGATCCGCGACTCGGTCCCCGGGACCTCGATCACATGCCGAGTCTCGTTTTTATACAGGATCCCCGCGTCGATCGGTTCCTGCAGCGCCCGCTTCGTTTCAAACCAGAAGCGATCGATCTGCTCCTGGGTCGGGGTCGCATAAAGGATGCGCCGCCCGGCCATGAGCTGCTCGACCGCGAGAGTCGCCACGCCGATCGTTTTGCCACCGCGCCGCCCGGCCCGCACGGCTTTACGCTTGGCGCTCGACCGGATAAATGCGGCTTGCTGCTCATGCGGCCGGCGCAGGCGCACGGTGTAGCTACTCATATACCACACGGATCGTTACATCGCCGGTATGCTCCCCCTCGACTCGCTCGGTCGGTTTGCCCAACACGCGATTGATCAGATACTCATTCGCCGCGCGGTCGGGCGGCCGGCGGTAGACTCGGGGTTTGCCCGACTCGTCTACTTCCTCGACCAATACCCCGCCGGCCAGCTCGAGCAGATTATTTATAAGCTCAGGAAGACGATCGGCGATCTGCTTTTCCGCCTTGCTGATCGCCCCGGCATGCTTCTCGCGTTTGCGCGGGCGCCCCGGCCCGCCCGGCCCGCCCTTTACAAATGGCATGGCACTGCCCCCCGGTTTGAAAACACAGAAACTACGGGACCACGCTTACATCACAATAGGGGCGATACCGATCCGCCCCAACGTTGAATTGCGCGGTGATCCGCACGGTGACCCCCACTACCCACCCGGTAGCCTGGGGGAGCGTGTAGAAGCCGGCGCCGTTGATCGACGGGGTCGCGGCCGGGGATATGGTAGATGTCAGATCCGCGCCGGTTCGCAGATTGATCGCGCTCACGACGGCCGCCGACGCCCCCGCGCCCCATGGCGTCGTATCAAAACCATAGGTGACCAGCTCCCCGGCCCGGACGCTTGTCGGGGACTGCAAAAACTCATGCCTCACAGCGCTCATGGTTCCTCCGGTAGCGTGAGCTCATTTGATCGCGGCGCCAAACTCAGCACGGCGGATCGCGGGTCGAGGGTCAGCACGGCGGATCGGGGTGCCAGCGTCCAGATCACAATGTCGACCCCTGGGGGGTAGTCGACCGGCAGCCCGCCGGCGATCGCCTCCCCTGGGGGACCTGCCGACAGAACGATCCCGCCGGCGACCACCTCGACCGGCAGCGCCCCGGCAGTTGCAGCCCCAGGCGCCCCAGCGCTCGAGCTGCTCGACCCCGCCGGGGTCAGGCCGCCAGCGAACGCGGCGCCGAGTCCGATCGCGGCGGAGATCGCAATAGCAGCCGGCAGCCCGCCGGCGAACGCCTCCCCGATCCCGATCTGTATGGTGACCGGCGCCGGGGGTCCCCCGCTCGCGTCAAGCGCTGGCGATCGACCCCGGCCCGGCCCCCAGCTGCGCCCCCGCCAGAACCATGCCATGGTGTGCCCTTACGCAATCGCTATAATGAGCAGCCCCTGGGGGTGAATAGACACATTAAAATCAGTTGCGGTCAGGGACTGCGCGCCGAAGTCGACATACCCCAGCAGCGGCCGAGTCGCATCGCTCGCGGGGGTGCGATTGTAGATGACCCCATAGCGAAATGCCACAGTAAGCGCGGTCCATGCGGGGTTGGCGGAGTCAAACACAAGGGCGGCCCGGCCGACGCATGTCCATGTGATCGTGCCATCGGTGACCGTCGCGCCGATCGTGGTCGGCCATGTGGGCTCGCTGGCGCCGCTGGTACCGCTGCCGGTTGCGCGGTACAGAAAGCCGTTTCCGGTGGTCGGCCGCACATAGATGTTATTGGCCCCGCCAAATGCGGTAGTAGCAGCCCACTGCGCGCCCCAGCTATTAGCGGCGGTATAGGTGAGAGTCTTACTGGTGAGCGTCTGCCCGTTCGCAGTGTAGCCCGTGCCGCTCGCCTCGTTGGCAACTACATCATTCCAGAAATCATCGGTATCCGCGTTCGGCGTGTAGGCGCTGGTGACCAGCGCGAATCGGTAGTCGTCTGACAGATAGTCGCTATTTGGGGCGCTCCCGGCCGAGACTCCCCCAAAGGCGCCGGCGAGGGCGAGGCGGTACCAGTTCATGCGTTCCTCCTATGATCCGATCTCACGTATATAGATCTCGACCCGCAATGTCAGCGAGTCGGTCGGCGCGTTTGGTAGGCGCAGTACCCACCGCTGCGAGGGGTTGATCACAATCGACATGGGGCGAGTCGGCCACACGAGATCCGCTAGCACGTTCCATCCTAGTTGGTTTGTGGTCGCTGGGGTCCCGCCGGTTGCCACCGTGGTATTAAGCTGCTCGACCGTCCCGGCAAACGCCGAGTCGCCAGGATCGACCGGAGTCGGGGTATTGGTCGAGCCCCCCGATCCGCTGGTGGTATGGCCCCGGTACCCCTCGACCGCGAGCGCCTCGGAGTCCGTATCGGTCGATTGAAACACGCGGAACCCCTCGACCAGCGTGATAGCATCGGCCGCGCTCACGATCTCACAGATGTCTACCGCTGCCGTGACCGCTCCCGTTATGGCGATAACATACGCCCGCCCGACATTCTCCATGGTGCCCCCTCAATACAGCGTATAGCCCCGGCGCCGGCGCATCGCGATCTCAAACAGATCGAGCGCGCTCCATGCGGTAAGATAGTTAACCTCAGACGATCCGCCCCCGTATGCCACCAGCCCGGGGGCGCCGGTCGCATAGGTCGAGTCGGTCAGGGTGTCGACTACGGTTCCATTAACGATCGAGGTGATGCGATCCCCGTTGGCGATCATTTCCAGCGCTACCGATCCCGTGCCGGGGGTTGCGACCAAAGGCGCCGAGATCTCGGCGCCCGCGCTCAGCTCGACCCGGTACACTTTATTCGCAAACCGGATCAGCACATAGCCGGATACCGTCGCCCCTGTCGCCCATCGGCATGCGATGCCGGCGCCGATCGCCGCATCTGAGTCATATGCCACCGTCGCCGCGACTCGGTAGTTAACCCCCTCGAGGGGCGCCCCGACCCACTCAGCCTTACGGTACTGGCCGGTGCTCGCGGTCTGCCGGGCGCCGCTCGCGGTGCGCTCCCATGTGCCGGTGGGATTCCAGCTCGCCCCCAGCACCCCCGACCCCGTTAGCGCATCGCTCACAAACATGGATCAGCCCTCGATCATATGGATCTGCGGAATCTGCGGATCGGGGGGAGGGGTCAGGCCGGCCGCCGCGAGCAGCTCGACACATTGCCGGCTATAGCCCAGCCAGACCGCCGCAAGCATACGTTGAGTCGATGCCTCCTCACGCAGCGGCCGCAGTTCCTTGATCTGCTCGCGCAGCACGGCGCGCAGTTCGTCGCGCTCTGCGGTGGTTTCTTTCAGCAGCGCATTTACCCCCGCGAGCAGAGTCCCTTGCTCCTGCATGATCTTTTGCACGTGGTCGAGCGCATTACGCAGGCTATTGACCTCCCCGCGTGCCTGCGAGAGATCAACGCGCAGCTCCGACTCGACCTGCTGCCGGCGCTGCTCGACCCGCGCAATCTCATCGCGCAGCTGCAGAATCGGATCCTTTTGCTGCTCAGTCATACCACCCCCGCAATCCGGTTTGCGTGGCTGGCGATCCGGTCCCCGTAGGTTGTGCCCGGCGCCCACTTGGTTTCAAGATCCTGCAGGGTCGAGCAGGTCCCCCGCCATTTGGCCGGCAGCGGTCGAGCAGCCAGCGCGCGATCGATGTAACTGCGCTGCAGCTCCGTCCCGGCCCCGGCCGGCAGGCAATACGCGAGCAGGCGCCCCAGGTGCGCGATCGTCGCGGTGTGCCAGTCGGGAAACGATACCCCCATCTCCCAGCGCTGCCGATCGGTATTGTATGCCCACCCCGCTTCTTTGGGCTGCGCGAGCGTCCAAACCCCGTTGACGCCGATCCCGGCTGGGTTGCGCTGGGGGACTGCAGACCATGCCGAAGTAAGACTCCCCGTCTCATGCGCCATCTGCGCGAGCGCGATCACGGGGTCGAGCCCGACAGCGGCCGCCAGATTGTAATAGCCGGCGATGATCGCAATGATCGACTCTGCCGTGTAGTTGCGCTCATCATAGCGCCATCGGTTGACCACGGTCGAGTAACTCGCGCCGGGGGACGTCATGATCGGGCTGCGCTCGGTGTAGGGCTCGCGGGGGGTGATGGGGGAGGAATCCGGCGGGGCGCCATCATACCATGTCAGGGCTGCGCGGAATACGCGCGCGAGGTCGAGCCCGCGCGGGTCGGTCTTCCCCCCGGGTCCAGGGCGGCCGGGCGCGTCGACCAGCGCATGGGGAATGATGGGGACGCATCCAAACTTGCGCCACACGCGCGCGATCTCCCACCCGCATGCGTCGATCTGCGCGATCGGGTAGGGATCCCGCCCGTCGTTCTCATTCTCGAGCTCGATCCCGTAGGCGATCGAGTTGACCGATCCATCATCGCCGGCGGCCGGGGTATAGTCCCCCAGGCTCGAGCCCCCCATATGATAGGCGGCCTGATCATCGGGGACGATCCGGGTGATGCTGCCATCTTTGTTGATCAGCGCGTGAATAGATACCGGGGGGTCGCTGGTGGTCGAGAGCCATGGCCCGCTATTGCGGCCGGCCGTCGCGTGGAGTCCGATGCAGCGCACATCAAACGGGAGTCCGCCATAGTGCCGGGGGGAGGGTTGAAGCCATCGCACAATTGGAGCCGGCATGCTATCCTCCTGGGGGTCGAGCAGGGCGCCGGCGCTGGGGGAACATCCCCCGGGATCGGGAGTCACTACGCGCGGCGCCCTGCTCAGAGTATAGCACGGCAGTCCAGATCGGCCCGGGTCAGCGTGCGAGGATCTGCCGTAGGCGCAATACGGCCGGCTCGAGCTTTGATCGCTCCTGCGCAACCCATGCGAGGTTCGATCGATTATGGATCAGGCGCGCGAGCTGCTGATCTGCGCAATACGGGCAGTACCGCAGCGCGTAGGGCGGATCGCCAACATCCGCCATGCCGTACAATCGGACATGCGCCCCCAGCGCCGCGCGGCACTCGTCGCAGTACCATTGACGCCGGGGGGTTTTTACTGCGCGAGCAGAGAGCATCATAGCGGGGCCTCATCCCAGGTGCGCCCGTCGAGCAGGCGCCCGGCTGCGGTTTTGCCGAGTCTCCACATTGCTTGAGCACCGATCAAATGTGGCCCCGGCCCGCCGTTCCATGTAGAATCGGTTATCGTGCCATCGGTCAGAGCCTGAACAGAGCGCCCATGGTCGTTGGGGTCGTCTCCGGCTGAATACACGGGCGCCCACTCCCCCCATTGCTTGAACAGGAACGGGACCCCGGCCGCCGTGCATTGATCCCGGATCGAGCGCGCCCATGCGGGGTGCATCGGCCGGGCGCCCGGCCCGGACTCGCCCCCAGCTATAACCCACTCGATCCCGCGCTCCCGGGGGTACTGCTCGCAATAGAGACAGGTGATCCGGCCATGCGGGGGGTACGGCCAGCGATTCCCGCATGCTGGGCATTTGATCAGCCATGGCGATAGGTCGACCGGCCCGATCAGCGGCTCGCAGCTCAGGAACCGGATCCGCGCGGGGATCTGCAGCAGGATCGGGATCCGCTTGTCGGCGGTTGCCTGATCCTCGACACTGGCGCCGATCCAAACGTTGGGGGGGATTCCGCCCGTCTCAAAATGAGATAGCCACGGCTCGAGCATCCCCATGACGTTTTCGGGTCGCTTCGTGAGTAGCAGCCA